ATACATTTTTAATGCACTGGTTTCAGGTAGTGTATTTGGTGGTGTATCTGGGAATAAGATTACTGCTATTGCTGGAGAGTCTTCTACTGGAAAGACTTTTTTCTCTCTCGCCGTGGTTAAGAACTTTCTTGATACTCATCCCGATGGTTACTGTCTCTACTTTGACACTGAGGCTGCTATCACTAAATCTCTTGTAGAATCCCGTGGAATTGATACTTCTCGTCTTGTGGTTGTCAATGTTGTTACTATTGAAGAGTTTCGCGGAAAGGCACTCAAAGCAGTAGACCTATACTTAAAAAAACCAGTAGATGAACGCAAACCTTGTATGTTTGTGCTAGACTCTCTTGGAATGCTCTCAACCGAAAAGGAAATTACTGACGCACTGAACGACAAACAAGTTCGTGATATGACCAAATCTCAATTGGTCAAAGGTGCTTTCCGTATGCTCACTCTAAAGTTGGGGCAGGCAAATATTCCTATGATTGTAACAAACCACACCTACGATGTTATCGGTGCTTACGTACCAACGAAAGAAATGGGTGGCGGTAGTGGTCTTAAGTACGCCGCTTCTACTATCATATATCTCTCAAAGAAGAAAGAGAAAGATGGAACAGAAGTTATCGGAAACATTATCAAGGCAAAGACTGCTAAGTCACGTCTGAGTAAAGAAAATCAAGATGTAGAAGTTCGTCTCTATTATGATGAGCGTGGTCTTGATCGTTATTATGGTCTTCTTGAACTTGGTGAAACAGCAGGTCTCTGGAAGAATGTAGCAGGACGCTATGAAATTAATGGTAAGAAAATTTACGGTAAGGAGATTCTAAAAAATCCTGATCAATATTTTACCGAAGAAGTAATGCAGCAACTTGATGCTGCCGCGAAACAACAATTCTCTTATGGAACGAATTGAGACAACCATTCTCAGAAACTTAGTATTCAATGAAGACTACTCACGCAAGGTCATACCTTTCATTCAACCAGATTATTTTGAACAAAAGACCGAAAAGATCATTTTTGAGGAAATTGTCAAATTCATTGTCAAATATGGTTCAGCAATTACAATTGAAGCACTCAATATTGAGGTAGAAAATCGAACTGATCTAACAGAAGATCAGATTAAAGAAATCAGAGATATTAATGGTTCTTTAAATGATAATCTAGTTGATAAGCAATGGTTACTTGATACTACCGAAAAGTGGTGCCGTGATCGTGCCATTTACTTGGCACTTATGGAGTCTATTCATATTGCTGACGGTAATAATGAAAAGAAGAATCGTGATGCTATTCCAAGCATTCTTTCGGATGCCCTAGCGGTATCATTTGATAATAATATTGGACACGATTATCTTCAAAATTATGAGGAGCGTTATGAATTCTACCACCGCAAAGAGGATAAGATTGAGTTTGACTTGGAATATTTCAACAAAATCACGAAAGGTGGTTTACCTAACAAGACTCTCAATATTGCTCTCGCTGGAACGGGTGTTGGGAAATCGTTGTTCATGTGCCATATTGCTAGTTCCGCGTTGTTACAGGGTCGGAACGTTCTCTACATCACTCTTGAAATGGCGGAGGAGCGAATTGCAGAGAGAATTGATGCGAACCTTCTCAATGTTCCGATTCAGCAATTGGTTGATCTCCCACGTTCAACGTTTGAAAAAAAAGTAAATAGTATTGCAAAGAAGACACAAGGTTCTTTGGTAATCAAAGAATATCCTACTGCTTCTGCACACTCAGGACATTTTAAGGCACTTCTCAATGAACTTGCTCTTAAGAAATCATTCCGACCTGATATTATTTTCATTGATTACCTCAATATTTGTGCTTCCAGTAGGCACAAGGCAAATAGCTCTATCAATTCTTATTCGTATATTAAGTCAATTGCAGAGGAACTTCGCGGTTTGGCAGTGGAATTCAATGTTCCCATTGTCTCTGCTACCCAGACTACTCGCAGTGGTTATGGGAACTCTGATGTTGAACTTACTGATACTTCTGAGTCCTTTGGTCTCCCTGCTACTGCTGATCTTATGTTTGCCCTTATTAGCACTGAAGAGTTGGAGGGGTTGGGACAGATTATGGTGAAGCAATTGAAGAATCGTTATAATGATCCCACTATCTACAAGCGTTTTATTGTAGGTATTGATCGTGCCAAAATGCGTCTTTATGATTGTGAGCAAACTGCCCAGAAAGACATACTTGACAGTGGGCAGGATGATGAGTATAATGATTACGAAGACAAGAAACCTAAAAAGTCGTTTGAAGGATTTAAATTTTAATGGAAACCGCTAAACACGTTAATTTTGATAAGTATGCTGAGTTTGTAGATGCAGTAACTTCTGATGCATCGAAGGACTTTCTTGCTCTTTCCGATCGTCTGGTTGAACTAGATGAAAAGGGTGCTAATATCGAGCGACTCTTGACTGCTTCTGTTGGTATCAATGCCGAAGGTGGTGAGTTTATGGAAATTGTCAAGAAGATGATCTTTCAGGGAAAACCCTACAATGAAGACAACCGTGAGCACCTGATTATTGAACTGGGTGATATTATGTGGTATGTTGCTCAGGCTTGTATGGCACTTGATGTAACTATTGATGATGTGGTTGCTCGTAATGTGCAAAAACTTTTGAAGCGTTATCCAGAAGGTGCTTTTGATGTTTACTTCTCCGAAAACCGTGCTTCTGACGACCGATGACGAAACAGAAACAAGTAACAATCAAAATGGATGTTCGTGCAGCAGCAGCAATTCGTCAAGTTCTGTTTGAAGCACAAAGAGGATATACATATGATGAAGTAAGTGTTCCTCCTCGTATTGCCGATATTCGTTCAGTGATTCAAGGTATTGATGATAACATTGGCGCCGTTCTTGGTGCCTGACCCGTAAGGGTTTTCTTGGGGAATTAGCTCAGTTGGTAGAGCGCCTGCTTTGCAAGCAGGATGTCAGCGGTTCGAGTCCGCTATTCTCCACTTTGCCCGTGTACTCCAACGGTAGAGAGGGTGGACTTAGAATCCATACAGTGGAAGTTCGAATCTTCTCACGGGCACTAAATAATTCAAAAATGGCAAGTTCTGGTATTAGAAACTTCCAGAGAAACTGGCGAGGAATAGGTGAATACCGAGCAACAGTAAAGGATAATGTAAGCATTTACATCAAATCTGAGGATGGCACATTTCAGGCAGCAGGTGCAATAAATGCTGGAACACAAGTAACCTATATTGATTCTTTAACAGAAGATCATTTAAGGGCAGCATTTAGAACTGATGATGGAGAAGTTTTTTATGCAAATGTCGATTATTTTGTAAAACCAGGAACTGAAAGACAATCAGTTTTGTTAAGACCTTCTAGCTTTGGTTTAAGTAATAGAACTTTTTTCTCTGTTACTGATTACTATAATGAGATAGTCAATGCACTTAATCGTAGAAATGATATTCCTGGCGAGTTGTTTGACTATCTTTATGAATTACTTGATTATGTCAATAATGGATATGGTAATTATAGTGGAATAAGAATGGATGGATTTCCTTGGGGAGAAATTCTAAGTTATTATGGTGAGGTTATAGGACCAATTGCCTGTGTAAAAAATAGAGGTGGGATTTTAAGTAATATAGTTGAAACTGCTGGTTTAGGTGGCGCAAGCATTTACATTCCAGGCGGATCAGAGGAACTATATGATTATAAATTACTTTCTGGAAATAACGAATATTTAATATCTGCAAAATCGGCAAGAGCGGTATCGAACCAAGTCAAACCCCAGTTTGTTATTCCTTATATTAAAAGTACAAATTTGGTTACTACAAAAGAATATCAAGTATTGCAGTCATTAGCAAATGAAAGAAATAGAAATGCAGTTATTCAAGGTCCATTTTATACCTGGCAAATTATACAAAATAATGGAGAGGTAACTAGTTCTTGTATTTCTGATATTGTTGCTAATTATACATCCAAATCTAAATCAGATACTAAACTAGTTGATCCTAGTATTTGGCAGAATTTTATAAATTTACATATGCCCAGCAAAAAAAGTAAAACAAATATAAAAAATGTTACTTACGGTGAGATTAGATATGAATGTGAGCAACTTATAGAAAAATGGTCAAGATCTGGAACACAAAATCGAGTATTGAAAGAAATTTTTAATGAATTTTTAAACCAGTCTAGGGTAATCTATGTTAAACTGGACTTGAATCAAACAACGGGTCGTCCAACTTTTACCGCATCTGCCGGTGGGGGAACTTCTTTGATTAGAAATTTATATCTAAGAACATCAAACTATGCAACAAGAACAGAAGACAGAATTGGTTTCCAGGTGAGTTAAATGGAAAATTATCTTAATCCATTAATTAAAGATTTCAAAGGAAACGATTTCAAAGATTTTGCTTTGTATGTTTATGCATCGATGCAGAAAGAAATTGATTCAAAAAAGAAGAAACCGGATAAGGATAAATATATAAAGATTAGACAAAGTGTCTTAAATTACATTATTGCGAACGAAAGAGCAATAGTTACCGAACTTAGAAAGAAGAACCGTAAGTAATGAAAAGTTTTTTCCAATTTTTAACTGAAACCACTGCTACTCAGCAAGCAGCAAGACTTGGTTTGCAAGGTGATGGACACGGTGGTTGGTATAAGGATGGTGAGTTTGTAGCAAAGACTGAAAAAGGTAGATTAAAGTTTTACAATAAGCGTCAAGCACTTGGTAAAGATCCTACTCAGACAGAAACCGAAAAAAATATTTCAAATCCAAACTTTGTTGATCCTGCATTGCAACAGCAGCAGGCGCCTGCACCACAACCAGTTGCTCAGGAAGCACCGCCTGTTAATTTCTTACCAGTAGAAAAGACAAAAGGAACTCTTACGATTGCTTTTGGGCGATTTAATCCTCCACATCTTGGGCATCTTCAATTAATGGATACTGCTGCTGCATCAGCAGAACAAGAAGGTAGTGATTATATGATTATTCCTTCTAGAACTCAGGATAAGAAAAAGAATCCACTTGATCCTGATACGAAAGTGTCACTTATGAGATCTATGTTTCCTCAACATAGTGAGAGGATTATGAATGATGCAAGCACGAGAACTATTTTTGATGTCCTTAAAAAAGCACATAATGATGGATATACAAATGTAAGAATTGTTGGTGGTGCCGATAGGGTAAATGAATTTAATAAACTTGCCAATAATTACAATGGTAATCTTTATGCCTTTGATAATATTGAGGTGGTTTCTGCTGGCGATCGTGATCCAGACTCTGATGGTGTAGAAGGTCTTTCTGCATCAAGAATGAGACTTGCTGCTGCCGAAGGAGACTTTAAAACTTTCCGTTTGGGTATGCCACCTGATATGAGACCAAAGGATGCAAGAGCAGTTTTTGATACTGTTCGTGCATCGATGGGAATCCAAGATCAAGTTGCAGAAGTTTGGGAGATTGCTCCTAAGTTTGATCAGAAAACTCTTCGTGAAAATTATGTCAGAGAAGCAATCTTTAACATTGGTCAGTTGGTTGAAAATCTGAACACTGGACTAATTGGTCGTATTATTCGTAGAGGAACCAACTATCTCATCTGTGTCACCGAAGATCATATTATGTTTAAGTCCTGGATTAAGGATGTGATGGAGGCAAAACTTACAAATAGAAGTGGCGTTCCTGCCGACCAAAGACTTGTTGGAACTGATGATTATCGTAAATATGTTGAGAGTATGGTTCCTGGACATACTTGGGGAAGACAATTCATAAATAAGTATAGAAAAAAGTAAGTAATCAATCTTTCTCCAATGAGTAAAAATATTTTTGAAGAACTTCCACCTAGAAAAGGTGGTGCTGCAAAACCTATGGGTGATGCTGCTGCTTCTGTTGAAAAGAAGGCAAGACAACTTGTTTATGATTCTCGATATGAAGTGAAAAAGATGCTGGCGGGCAAAAAGGCAGACTCCGCGATGCAAGAAAGAATGGTTCTCGAAAGAATTGCAAAGTCAACAGCAGTTCCTGCTGTAAAGGCAAGAGCAAGACAGATGGTATCCAAGAAGGCTGCTGTTGTGGAAGATTTTATCCCAACAATTGAAGATGCTGCTGCAACCAGCATTGCAAATGCAATGTTTAAGGTTTTTGTAGAGGGTGTTAATGAGGAAGTTGTTCTTGATTATCTTGAAGAACTAAATTCAGTTGGTGATAAGAAGTATAAGATTAGAGTTACCGATCCTAAGACTGGTAACTCGTATGTGAGATACGGAACTCGTGAGAAAATTACTCAACTCAGATCAAAGGGTCTAAAAGTTGAACTCACCGAGTATGGTGAGCCAAGAGAAGGTGAAAGAAAGAGAGGTGAAGAAACTGCACGTGCAACTGGTGGCGGTGGTAAAGGGGGAAGAAAGAAATTAGATCCAGTTGGAAAGGAAGATAGTGATCCAGATAATGATGGGCAGCATAATGATCCTAACGATAAGTATATTATGAAGCGTCGTGCTGCTATTGGTGCAGCAATTGCCACAAGAAAAGAAGAGAAAGATTATCTCCCAGGAAATCAAGAAAGACTGGATGTTAATAAAAATGGTAAACTGGACTCTAATGACTTTGAACTTTTGAGATCAAAAAAGAAGAAAAAAGTTGATGAAGAGTTTCTTGCTGATGGAACTGATAGCACTGAAGGTAAGAACAAATCACAGATTACTGGAAAAGGTGTAGACAATTATGCATCAGGTGTGATTAAAATCTCACCAGAAGATGGAACTCAACTTGATACAAAACCAAAAAATGTTTATGCCCATACCGAACTAGAAGGTGAAGTTCTTACTGAAAAAGCAAAGAGTAAGGCACAAGCAAGATTTATGAGAATGGTTTATGCTACTAAGAAAGGTAAGAAAGCAATGTCTCCCGAAGTAGCAGCTGCCGCCAAGAGTATGACCAAAAAAGAAGCAAGAAAATTTGCAAAAACTAAAGATAAGGGTCTTCCTGAAAAAGTAGAAGTAAAAGAAGCATCTTGTTCACCAGAATCTGGTGAACAAACGAAAGATAATCGTGGAGATTATGCAAAGGTCAATTTAATTAAAAATAAATTGAGAGCAATGGGTGCCAAGAATCCTATTGTAATGGTTGCCCCATCTGAGGATGTAAAGGAAGGAAGTTTTGATATAAATCCCTCTGCCCACAGAAAAATGCAAAGAATTGAAAAGGCAACCGAACTTAAAAATAAAACAATTGGTCCTGAGTCTGGTGCTGCTGGTGAAGCAATTCGTAGAATGGGTGGATCTGGAGCATCTCTTCTAGTACAAAAAGCTCATTTTGAACCAAAAGGCAATGTAATTTCTGAAAGAGAATTTGACTAACCAAGTGGTCCAAAACCAGAAAATCCTGGACCAGGATCCCAAGCAAAACCAGCCAACTGATAAATAAGCCAGGATACTCTTCACACGGAGGCCATTATGGGCGCAGTAGTAGCAGTGGTAAAACCACTTCTTATTCAGGTTGCAACACACCCTGCGGTTAAAAATCTTGTTGTTGAACTTTTAACTAAGTATGTGAAGTCCACTGATAATAGTATTGATGATGTAGTTCTTGAATTGGTTAAGGAGAAACTCTTTACGCCACAAGCATGA